TGATTATAACGGCAATCAAGCAAACGGCGAACCCGTAAACGCGCAAGCACTAGCCCAAATTTTAATTGACCAAGCGGGCGTAGAAGTTGAAAAGCATATTCAAAACATATTTGCGGAACTTGCCGCCGAAATAGCCGAACTGGAAAAAAAAGCGGATTTCAAAACTAGGGAAATTTCCAAAACTTTTAAAGCGGTGCGCCGAGAATTGCGGCTTGAAGCAAAAAAAGATAACTGCAATTTTAATATGCTTTTCCTAGGGTTTAAAAGCATGGCGCATAATTTAAGTAACGCCGCGCATATTCGCGCCAAGGCGTATACGGTAGCAATCAAGAATACGCAAATTTGGAATTTGAATAATTGGTTCAAATAAAAAAATAGCCAGTACAAGCGGGCGCGCCAATTGGGGCGCGTCCGCGCTAGCATGAACGCAAGCCGCCAAGCGCGGCATAGGAACAAAATGAAATTACGCGACTACCAAAACTTAGCGGTTGAATCCGTACTAGAAAAACTGCGCGGCGGCGGGTCTACTCTTTTGGTCATGGCAACGGGCACGGGTAAAACCGTTGTATTCGGCGAAATCATCCGTCGCTATATGGCGCAAGGTACGGGGCGGCGCGCGCTGGTGCTAGCCCATAGACAAGAACTAATATGGCAAGCCGCCGAAAGTTTAAAGCAAATATGCCAATGTGAAGTTCAAGTAGAAATGGGCGATTTGCGCGCGCATGAAATTGGATTCTATCGCGCGCCAATTATCGTATCCAGTATTCAAACCCAAACGGCGGGGCGCAACGGCAATACGCGCATGAAGCGTTTTGACCCAAACCAATTTGGGATAGTTGTGATTGATGAAGCCCATCATGCGGTAGCGAACGCGTATACAAAAACGATTGAACACTATACAAGCGGTGGCAATTGCCGCCTACTTGGCGTGACCGCTACGCCCGACCGCGCCGACGAAGTGGCGTTAGGTAAAATATTTGAATCTACCGCGTATGAATATGGGATACGCGAAGGCGTAGCCGATGGATGGCTAGTACCAATAAAACAAAAGTTGATTTCAGTAAACGGGTTAGACTTTTCTACTTGCCGTACAACGGCGGGCGATTTAAACGCGGGCGATTTGGACGCGGTAGTTCAGTACGAACAAAATCTACACGGCATGGTTTACCCTACCTTGGAAATTGCGGGCGATAAACGCGGCATCATATTCGCCGTTTCTTGCGCCCACGCCGAACGCGTTGCGGAAATTATTAACCGTCACAAACCCGCTAGCGCCGTATTTGTTCACGCTGGAACGCCCGCGGATGTTCGCCGTGAATACTTCCGCGGATTTAGCGAAGGGCGCTATCAATGGTTGGTGAATGTAGGCATAGCAACCGAGGGGTGGGACGATAGCGCGCTTGATTTGAAGGGCGTACAAGTAATCGCCATGATGAAAGCCACAAAATCGCGCGCCCTATATTGTCAAATGGTGGGGCGCGGGACGCGCCCGCTACCGCGTACGGTGGACGGGTTGAGTACGGCGGATGAACGCCGCGCCGCAATTGAATCTAGCGCCAAGCAAGCCGTAACGGTTTTAGACTTTTGCGGAAACGCGGGGCGGCATAAATTGATCCATTGCGCGGACGCGCTAGCGGGCAAGATGAGCGCCGAAGTAGCCGACCGCGTGGCGCTAGCCCAAGAAAATTTAGCCGATGAAGAACTAGATGTTTTGGGCTTGCTTACTTGGGCGGAAAAGGAAGAAGCAAAATTAGTTGAAGCCCGCAAGCGCCAAGGGCTAGTAGTTCGCGCCAGTTATTCAACGCAATCTATTAACCCGTTCAGTTTGGTAGATATTGCACCCGACCGAGCGCGCGCGGCTAATACTGGAACGCCCGCTAGCCCAAAACAAATTGAAGTTTTAGGGCGGTTGCGGGTTGGAGTGCCCGAATATGTAACGCGCCGCGAAGCCAGTTTACTTATTGATGCGGCAATCAATACGCCGACCCCAAAGCAAGCCGCGGTATTACTGCGCGCGGGATTAGAGCCGCAAAACTTTACGCGTAAAACGGCTAGCGCCGCTATTGATGAAATCCTCAACCCCAAGAGTAAAATCTAAATGAGCAAAAAATCAATTTGGATAACTAGAAACAACGGGGAAGAAATTGAACTAGGTAGATATGGCGCTTGGGAAGTAGTTTGGGAAAATACGCATGAAGCATATATTCAATTCCAAGATATAGACAATAAATTTAAGGGTGCAAAAATTGCCATACGAAAAGTAGAATATTTTGACAATGGAAACCCAACCGAAGGAATTTTTTTACGCGTTGAAACATTAACTGGAACAATTTTAGAAGGTAAATCTATGCGAGTTGAACTATGAAACCCGATTTTGAAATGCGATTTGAAAATTATATTTTGCGCATATATCCAAACAAAAAAATGCCTACTTTAGAATGGGTGAATGATTCTGAACTAAAAGGCAAAATTGTAGAAGTTACTCATATAAATTTTGTAGGGCTAGATTGTATTGTGACTACCGCGCCCGATGGAAACACAATAAAACTTATTCAACCGCGAAATTTAGAGAATGAAGCCATAGGTTTATTTGGCGCGCCAATAACAATAATTGCAAACCCCAAACCCAAGGGCGGTAAAAAATGGAAACGCTAGGAACTGGATACGCAACCAATGAATTTGTATTTGTCCGCGCTCGCGTCATGCGGAACACTTCAACTATTGAGAGCATGAAAGGCGCGGGAGAATGGGCGGTAGTTCCGATTGATTCGCGCGGTAACGATGTACCAAACGGCGGCGTTCTATTTGTTGGCGCGCGGTCATTGGTAAGCATTGCTGAAGCCAAAAAAATAGTTAGGAACGCATAATTGGAAACGGTAACAATTACAAATAACGATTTGCGCGTAGCGTATTTACTAGGCGCGGAACGGCACTATAGAAGTTTAGTAGCCAAACGGAAAAGTAGTTATCCATTCAAATATGCGGGGCAAGGTTGGGCTACTCATATTATTGGGGCTTGTTCCGAAATAGCCGTAGCCCGCTTTTTAAATGTTCATCATGGCGGCGGCATTGATACATTTAACGCTTCCGATTTGGACGGCGTAGAATGTGAAATTCGTAGTAGTGAAACCGTCCCGCGCATACGGGAAAAAGATACTAAGCCCGTCATTGGCGTAAAATATTTTGCTGAAGAACCGTTACGGTTTGAAATATTGGGGTGGGTTTACCCCGCTGAAATTCGCGCGCGGGACGATTGGCGAAAATATGACCCGCCGAGTTGGTATCCAACCGCCGAAGCGTGGCGAAGCATTTACACATTTTTAGAAACGGCGCGCCCATGTTCATTTTAAAAGACAAACGGACTGGCGAAATATCATTTGAAGGTACGGAAGCCAACCGAAGCAATCCATGTTGGATATGCGCCGACAAACATAAAAACCCGTCATGGTGCTTAGTTGACCGCGCGCGCGGCGTTTGTATATGCCCGCGAGTGCCTAGCCAAAAGAAAATAGGGGAAGCGGGTTACTGGCATGGCAAGGGCGATAGCGCCGCGGGGCAAATTACATTTGAGCGCGTAAAGGTAGCGCCAGTTGAAGAACTGGATTGGTTATTGAAGTGGGGCGAAATGCTAGCCCAAACCACGCCCGCGGATTTGGACGCGCTAGCCGTGGCGCTAGGCATAGACCGCGATTACATTAACGCGCTTGAAGTAGGTACAACGGCGGGCGCTTGGGCGTTTGCAATGCGGGATGAAGGCGGGAACATTTGCGGTATCAAATTACGCATACGCGCCGACAATAAAAAGATTTGCGTACGCGGCTCGCGCCTTGGTCTTGTATGGTCTAGGCGCTTCAACCGTGGCGATAAAACGCTAGTCATTACCGAAGGCGAATCCGATTGTATGGTGGCGGCGGGTTGGGGCATGAACGCGGTAGCGCGCCCGTCATGTTCTAGTTGCCGCGGTCATGTTGCGCGGTTAGCCAAGGGCAAGGATGTTTTGATAGTTGCCGACCGTGACGCGGCGGGCAAGGCGGGCGCGCGCGATTTGCGGCTAGCCATTCTACCCGTAGCAAAATCCGCAATAGTCATATTTCCGCCGTGCAAAGATTTACGGCAATGGACGCGCGAGGGCGGCACTCAAAAGGCGTTTGATTGGTTGGTACGGTCAATGCGGGGCTATTAACGCCGATTGAGCCGATAGAATAAAACCGTGAATGAAGCCGAATGTGCCGAATGCGAAACAAAAAGAAAAGAATCGGAAGCGCGCGCGGCGCGTTGGATTCTTACGGCTTGTTTTTTGGATGAGCATTTACGCTTTGCTATCAATACACTAGACCGCGCGCGTAAACGAAATAAAAAAATAATTTATGTGGAAGAATTGCGGGCAAAATTAAAATGGATGTTGGACAATATGCCATGATTCAAGCCGTAAGTTTTATTGTGAACGGGCTACCAATTGCGCAACCGCGCCACCGCGTATCTTGCCGCAACGGCGCATTTCCAAGAATGTACATACCCAAAGCCCATGCCGTCCATTCATATAAAGCCGCAATCATTGAAAAAGCCATAGCGAATATTTCGGGCATGATTGAAGGCGCGGTTAAACTGGATTGCTTATTTGTATTTAAAGCAACGCG